TTCTCGACGTCGTCAGCAAAGTCTTTGTCGGACTCGGCCTCTGGGTCTACTTTTCCGGCATCGTAAACAAATGGTAAACCCCCTTCAATAATATATTCAATACCCCCTGTAGGACCCTTTTAAGCTGTTTTTCTAACTGTTTTTTCAACTGCCTTACAGAAGGGTTTGTTCGAATTCAATACACCCCCCTGTAAGGTTTTTTTAAGCTGTTTTTCAAACTGTTTTTGAATTGCCTTACAGAAGGGTTTGTTCGAATTCAATACACCCCCCTGTAAGGTTTTTTTAAGCTGTTTTTCAAACTGTTTTTCAACTGCCTTACAGAAGGGGTTGTTCGAATTCAATACACCCCCTGTAAGGTTTTTTTAAGCTGTTTTTCAAACTGTTTTTCAACTGCCTTACAGAAGGGTTTGAGTTTGTCATGTATTATTAAAAAATCCAATTATATAAGAAGAAAAATGTACGCTGGTAAAAAGAAAGACACTGTTCGTAAAACTGCCAAACGACCTCCGAAGAGGCAAACCACTGTCAGCAATACTGTACAAACCTTGTTGGAAATGCTCATGACAGTGAAAATGTATCATTGGCGAACACATTCCTATGCTCAACACAAAGCCACAGACGAATTGTACGAACGTTTAAACAAACACATTGATACCTTTGTCGAAGTCTATTTAGGCAAGAGTGAAGACCGTCTGTATGAGATGGATGTACGTTTGCCCCTGTACAATTTCGACAAAATAGTTGACTTTAAGAAGAAAATGCATGCCTACCGACGTATGTTGCACGATATGAATCAAATCTTTTCTCCCGAAACCGATAGCGATTTGTTGACCGTACGTGATGAACTTCTCATTGACGTCAACCAATTCTTGTATTTGATGACCTTTCGATAATGTTTGATACAAAAAAACGTGTACAATGTTGTTTTGATACAAAAAAAACGTGTACAATGTTGTTTTGATACAAAAAAAACGTGTACAATGTTGTTTTGATTTGACAAAAAACGTGTACAATGTTGTTTTGATACAAAAAAAACGTGTACAATAATGTTTTGATTTGACAAAAAACAAAAAACGGTTTAATAAAATTCTTACAGGGAGTATATAGAGATGCAAATCTTCATCAAAACGTTGACGGGCAAAACGATTACTTTGGAGGTGGACGGTTCCGACACCATTGAGAATGTCAAGACGAAAATCCAGGACAAGGAAGGAATTCCTCCCGACCAACAACGACTAATTTTTGCTGGTAAACAGTTGGAAGATGGACGCACCTTGTCTGATTACAATATTCAAAAAGAGTCAACGTTGCATTTGGTGCTTCGATTGCGTGGTGGTGGAAAAGTCTAAAAAAAGGGTGATTGCATTGTTTTTTTGTTATGTAAAAAAACAATGAATTATGAATGGGTGCGTTGTGTGATGATAATGATAGGTAACCAAAAGACGAGTACCAAAAAGACGATGATGGCCATAGCGGGTCCAAATCGACGAAGCATGTTGGTTATATTGGAATAGGGGCTAACAGGTGTCGTATGTATTTGTTGCATAATATCAGCAGGTCCGACTGCGTTGTTGACATTCGTAGAAAGGGCTTCTACGCCGGCAAAGGTTAAAGAAACTCCAGTGAGGGATACGGAGATGTATTCGTTGGTGAATTCGAGGACGGTGTACAAGGCGCCGGCGATAAAGGTGAGGACAAGTGCGACAGAGAGGAATCCTTTGTAGGGGCTGGAGTCACTGAGTTGGCTAACTTTACCGAGATGGGTAAGATTGATGAAACAAAAGAGGAGGAGCAGGGGAGAAGTGAATACGAAATTGTTGACCATTTTGAGCCATGTTTTGATGGAAAGAAAGGAATCTTCTTGTGTCATGGGGAAGCGATTGTTTTGGTTGATTTGTCGCATGGCTTCGAGGACGTTCCACGTTTTCGTTTCACGGAAAATGACGAAAAAGGAGAAATAAATGAGCAATCCCATAAACAAAATATAAATGAAATTATGCAAAAATTTACCAAACGAAATCAACAATACAAAGACCAACAATGCCAAAATATATCCGAAAAACGTCGATGGCGACTTTTCCGAAATATACAAACTCATCAAATACACAATGTTGATGTACGTCAACATGTCGATGATGGTATCCATCTTGGCTTTATCAAATTTCGCCACCCCCTGTATCCACAAATAATACACCCCCAAGAAACTACCCGTGAAAAATATAAGCGGCCATTTACTCTTAAACGTTGGCGAAAATAATGACGAAGCCATGTATATCCCCCTGTTGATTTCGAAAATTGGCAACACCAAATGACCCAAAAACACTCCCGGATAAAACATTTGGTAATATTCCGAATAATCCTTCATCACCGGACATTTCGACAACGGATAAAACAACTTGTAATACCAATTGTACACCGCCCAAATCATAAACGGAAACAACAAATAGTCCTTGGTCAAATCATACGCTACCTCACCTTCCGGCGTAAAGGATGGCCTCTCTATACTCAATGCATTCAACTCCGTCTTCGTAAACAATGACTTGATATCACCACCCACCTCTTTGAACGTATTCACAATCTCTTGCCCCGTCGATGTATTGCCACTAATCGTATTCCCCACCTTTCTTGCTATCCATTCCACCACATCGTATTTTTCACGATTCTCCAAAATAGTAATGAACAATTGTTCCAAACGATAAATAAACTTTTTTATTTCAATCAACATATTCAACAAACCCGTAGTGAACTTTTTCGTCTCCCCCGAATCTACACCCAACGCCGACGTAAACGACGCATCCGCTCCAAAACTCGTCGTCGAATCCAACATACCCTGGCTGAACATCACCACACCCTCCGAATCACTCGACGAAGGACCCGGCGATGCCAACAAAAAATTGGGCGCCGCTGTCAATCCTTCTACTATATCTGTCCCGTCAAATGGTTCATACTGATAAACCACGTCGGGCATGTATTTTATCTTACACAGACAAAAAGAAAAAAGGAGCACGAACCCCCTTTTTCTTTTATACATCAAACTCCTTTTTACACCATTCAATCCTCTCTAACATTGTTATAACGTTATTATAACGTTGTTATAACCCTTATTTCACCACTTTTTTGACAATCTTCTTCTTGGGTGCAGCGGCTTCTTCCACCTTGACAACCTCCACCACAGGCACCGTCTCATCTTCGTCACTGTCTTCCACATGCGTTGATACATTCGTTGATACATTCGTTGATACATTCGTGGATACATTCGTCGATACCTTGACTTCTTCCTCTTCTTCGTCGTCTTGCAATGCTGCATAAGCGCCAGACTTGCTTGCAACAGAGGGTGTAGAATTCGGCGCAAGACCACTAAACTTGCTGGTATCCATATCCGACACACCAAACGGGTCCGCACGTGTTTCCACCTTTTCCATTGGCTGAACCACACACACCTGCAGATTCCACTTGATACCCCACGAAATGTTGGCAGAACCCGTCCAAATTCCGTCGCATTTGATTTTTGTGATAATCATACTGTTGCGCGGCACGTAATCAATCGGTGACGATGCCATATTCTCTGGCACATACAACGGCTGCAAATTCGAATCGTATACACGACATTGCCACTTGTTGTCGTAATTGTTGACACGAACCTTTAACGTCGGCGACTTGGTCAAATCACGCTTCTTCAATTTGTTGCCCTTTTCGTCCTTCATCGGCGGATACTTCAACATCGGATAGAAACCACGACGAATCGTGTCCAAACTAATATCGTCGTCACCAAACCACGCCAAACGATTGTCATACGCCTTCTTCACCACCTCGTCCTCAAACTGTTGCACCTTTTTCTTGAAATCCACCGCCTCCGGCGTCTCATAACCCTCCCTGTCAAACACCAACGATAATGAATATCCACCCTGCTGCTCACCCTTTTCATCCACATACACCGAAATACCCCAGGTACGCATCAATGGCGTCTGGAGCACCAGGTTGGAACGAATCTGCGTGTTGTTGATATAAATGTTCTTGCCACCAAGCTTGTTGGGACGCGGCTGCGAATAATCATTCGCTAACGGGTCCCACTTCTCAGTTGTGATGCACTTTGGTTCAAACGATTTCGACATTGTGTTGGTTGGTTGCTTCTTGGTACCTTGATTGGTACTCTCTCTTGACCGCTCCTTTCTAAATCAATTTTCTTAGCCACCAATGAAAAAAAACATACTCATACCCTCTTATGAAAACACCCCTACAAAAAAGGTTTGTCTATGGTGACTCACACATATTTGCCGCTTATAAACACCCCCCTGACACTGTTTGTCAACTGCTTGTGAAACGCCTTACAGAGGGGATTGTATATGGCGGTGAATACTCGTGAGCCGCCTTGTAAACGCCCTTGATGATTCGTTTTATACACGTAACTAATTCTATGTAACTAATTTTACTAAAATTGAACTCATTTGTTTTGACTTTGAATGAGTCAAAACAAACCATGTGGAACGAACTTTTTGCCAACCCTCGCATCATGACATTGCTCTACGATATCGACGTCTCTTGTCCCTTTTTACTACAACTCGACAGACACTATGGTGGAGTTCATAACATCTGCTTCTCCTTTGTCGACCGTCTTACCACACAGCCTGTGAAACTCCCTACAGGGATGGTGTTGTTTCATTTTGAAAAGGAAAAAAATGAGGCCGTAGCCATGGTCAACGAAAAAGGATGGGGATTCCTCTTGTCCGCCAACGAAGAATATACCCTCGAATGGAACGATGTCGACGTTTTGCATCTGTATCCTTGAATTATTTGTTTTCTTGCATTTGTAAAATAATTATCTTTTTTCACCTCTTGTTTTTTTTTGTTTTCAACTTTGTTTCCATGATTCATGTGTACTATGCAAAACCCAACATGCCTGTGCACTGCCCAAGAGATGAAAAAGAATGTGATACAAATGCCATTTTGGATGACCTTGACAATGACATTCCGTTGCCCTGCAAAAAAAATACACCGAGAGAGACGGCAATACCCATGATTTCCATGTCCTTGTACGAATGTATTTCATCCCCGTATAAAAAAACAACCAAAAAGCAGCCTGTGCCAATGTAATATCCGCCACACGACGATACCCAACCGTTGCACAACGCCAGTAATTCACTGACGCCAACGATGCTACCGCCATCATTCCACTATGACATCGCATATCTTTGCGAAACGCATAATACGCAGGCACCATCATACACAATGACGACGCCATCAACCATCGCGATTGTTCCCACGGAACCAACAAACTATAACAACTCATTTCTCTGTTTGAATCCTATATTGAAATTTACCTTAATCTCTTTCTTTTTTTAGGAACAAGCTTGGCGGGAACAACTAAATCGGAATTTATTTCATTTACTAAAATATTTTCAGGACAAGGTTTGAATAGTACTGCATACATTTCATTTATTTTTATATTTTGTGATTTAAAATTAGAATTATTTTTTCTGTTTTCTTCGATTTGTTTTTTACGTTGTTTTAAGTAATATTTAATTTTTGTGTCCAACTCTTTCTCTAATTGATTTATCTCTGCATACAAAAATTTTTGTAAATAGTTTTCCAAAGGATAATTTTTTTCTATCCATGCAATATATTTTTCATCAAACAATAATTGTAAAGTAGTATCCTCATCCTCATCTTCTTCTTCTTCTTCTTCTTCTTTCATTTTGTCTTCAATATTTACAATTCTTTCCAAATCTATCAAATATGGACGTCCCTTTACTTTTTGGTGTGTTTCTTCATCCGTACTGAAAAAATCTTCATCGTCTACATTGATAATGATATTATTGAAATGAAAATCATCCGTCATAATACCCAAATTAAGTGCCATTTCTATTATGATACTTAAACCCATGCAAATATAGTTTTTTTTTGATTCTATTTCGCGAGTGTTATTACAAATATATAAAAGAGATGTAGGACCCACATATTCCATGATAATAAATGATGTTATTTGTAAATCATCATCGTTACGTGTTTCGCAACAATAAAAAATTTGCGGAGATATTGCCTGACCGTAACTGTAATCATAACTTTTAACAAATAAACTAGCCATAATATTTATTTCTTCTTCCATCGATTCCAGCGATTCATTTGTCTTCTTAACAATTAATGTTTTCACTGGTTTTTCATTCATATCTTTTAATGATACTCTAGATTCATCTTCTGGTATCGTAGCGATTATTATTTTTGAGTTGCTACCGGCGGAGTAGGGTTGAATATCAGCGAGGTTCATAAAATTTCCCATTTCTCTTTCTAGTTTTTGTTGATTTGATTCTTCAGACATTCCACCTTTCTTCGTCCTTCGTTTCCCTCTATTTATTAATTTTTTTGACTTCATTTTACTGTGCGGTAAAAATATTTTTCTTACAATGTACCCACATTTTCTTGCAACATTTCCACCAACACAGCCACTCCCTTGGACGAAACCCGACGTCCATTCACCCCACGTATATCCTTCCATATCCCCCCTGTAGGGTTTTCTTGAACTTCTTTCAAAAGTGTCACAAAGGAACCTCCAAACCTCGCCAATATCGCCTTGGCCGTCACCGCCGAAATACCCGGCACACAACACAACATGATTTCACCCACATTCTCCTTCGTTATATTGGCCCTCTTGATTAACGCCGCACCATGTTGCACATACTCCTTCTCCACCTGCAGTACCCCCTCTGATTTATTCTTCTGTAACTCCCTCTCCACCTTTTCCGCCATCCGCACCAAGAGTTCAGCCGTCTCCTCCAACGACACCGTCCTCATCACCGACATACCCTTGAAAAATTGTATCGACGTCATCGCCGACAACACTCGACGTCGGTCATCTACATCATCCACCATACGTCCCTCAATGACATACACCATGTTGTGCGGCGACAAATCGACCGCACCCAACATACGAAAGGATTGCTCCTTGTACCTACCATCCTGGATAGAGGCCAACAAATCCGCCATCGTTTTCCTCTCGTATATCTGCACCATTTTTCCATCTTCTTGTCCAGACTCTTTTACTACCAACGCCATATCCCCAATGGCCATCGTCTTGCAAACAATGGTGGCACCCTCGTACATACCCAACAGGGGTAATAAGGCATGCTCACGGTCATCTACCCATATTTCTACTTTCAATTCCCTTTTGTTTGACTTTTCTGTATTTTTGTTGGCGTTCTCCGTATTTTTGTTGGCTTTCTCTGTATTTTTGTTGTTCTCTGTTTTTTTGGTTGGTTTTGTGGGAACAGTTTTTTTCCGTTTTGGGAAAGGCCTTACAGGGGCAAAGTCAGGAATGGTTGGGAAAGCATTTTCCATCGTAGTCATCATCTTGTATTCCTATGAAAATAATGTCCATATTACTTCTTTCGACGACGCTTTTGTTTACCACTATAACAACTATAAAGAGCTACCCCACACAGAAGAACAACCGCCATCATTACCAAGCCCGGAACAACCCATATCGATTGTGAAAAATACCCCTGGAATGATTCTACTTCTTGATGTGGTGGCGTGGTTATCCCTATCCCAAGTGACTCTATAGTATCCCATTTTTCTATTTTTGCATGCCAGAAAGGGCGATAGTATACCTTGTTTTGATTGTATAGACCGCATAAATAAGAAAACGAACTGGGGGACAACACCAACACATCGGCATAAATCATATGTTTCAACGATTCCACCACGGAAAGATTGTCCAGTAACTGTATATTATACTTTTTGACCAATTCGTCGAATTCATTGTCGGTTGTCGGTTCCGTCACTAGATAAAAGATACCATTTTGATACTTTTTCTTTAGGGCTTTCACTGTTTGTTCAATTTCGTCAAGGGAATTGTACCTGGAATAAGATATATTTGTGAGTTCACTCACATAATAAGATTCTTTACATACATCACCGCGGCGTGCATGCAATACTATCTTTGGTGCATAATCTACAATTATATCAGCTCTAGGTAGCGCACTCGATTGGTTTTCTCCTGTGAGTTCAATATCAACTCTATCTATTTCAACCTCAATTCTAGTTACTGTATTTGTATCATTTAGATTGTTGTATAATTTTGACAGTATATCATTGTCGAAGATGGTTGGGTCTACATCTCCCAACAGATAAGGTCTTCCCACTTTTACCAAATATTTTTTATCAGAATCGTTCCATTTTTTTAAATGGGCAATCATATTTTTTATTTTGTCCACAGACGGCGTTGGCTCCTCTATGGATAACCATGTTTCCACGTGGTCAAATGTTTTGTTTTCCTCAATGTTTTGTTTTCGGTCCATTTCCGACAATCCAAAAAATTCCTGCACCTGTTGACACTCTTTTTCTGGGTCACTGCATTTTCCCTCTAAATGGTCCATCTCATCTGGATGAAAATCATAAAAAAAATTGTACTTATACTTAGCACAAAAACAAATCACATTCAACATCTTCTGATACTGACTCCCCACACCATCTACCCTCCCCGAAACAGAATACGTCATAAACAACATAAAATCTGTATTCACTATAAAATGGGGAGACTATTTCCTTGCGTCATGACAGGAAAATTGATTTTGTGGTGGTTGGGAAAGGGGGTAAGCATGATGAACTATGATATACCGCGTCGTGTGACTGAATATATTGCAAAAAAGGAAGGAAGTGCTTCTCGGTTTCGTTTGTTGAACAACCCGGAAGTGATTCAGTATTTGTTTCACAATACGTCGTTTTTGAATTTGGATACCACAACAACAACAACAACAAAAGGCACCACCAAGGACCAAGTGATAAGACAGACCAAGACACGAGAAGACGAATGGGGTCAAATGACAATGAAGGAACGACGACCCGACCTGCGACTAGACAAACAATGGACCAACAAATTCGGAGAGCACGTGACAGAGGAAATCCTGTCCCTATTGAATGCCAAAGAAGTGACCAAACCCGTCAAAAAACAACATTTCCAACCCGATTTGGAAACCGAAGACGCCATCTACGAAGTCAAGACACAAACCTATTTCACCACCGGCACCGCCGGCGAAAAAATCCTCGGCTGCCCTTTCAAATACGCCGAAATACCCGTACTTTATGGAAAACCTCTCAAAATCGTATGCATCGGTGGTGCCGAACTCCTTTGTAAAAATCTCTATGGTAATCTGCCCGGCGACAAATGCACCCCCCAGAAACAAAAATTCATCGACTTCTTCCGCGATAATCGTATCGAATTCGTCGCCGCCTCTGACCTACTTCTACAAGCCCTCTCTCACCACAACACTTCTACTTCCTCGGATGAATGTCGATAACACGCACCGGCAACTTGGCCAACCGAATCATTTTTCGACGCGTTTTCCTATCCAATTGTCTCCATATATACGGCATTTTTCTATGCAAAACAACAGCATCCACCATCCGTCTTCGCATCGTCGCCCTTTGCTTTTTTGACATGGGTACCGCTTTTTTACACCGTGCACCATTGTGACACTTCTTTCCAAACATATTACATACCGCCCAATTCTTCGAAAGCGAACGATTCGTCGGCTCATAACAATACGCCGGCCTACAACCCGTCATCACCTCGTCACAGGGCACCTCGTCACACGAAGCATACCTTTTACACGACATCCACTATATACTCCCTGTAGGGCTTTTTTGGAACTTTGTTGGAATTTGATTAAAACAGTTTTGTAGACGCCTTACAGAGGTGGTTTGTTGATTAAAAAAACCCACCCTGTAGGGCTTTGTTGGAACTTTGTTGGAACTTTGTTAAAACTTTGTTGGAACAAGTTTGTAGACGCCTTACAGAGGTGGTTTTATTTATTCATCATTCCTCCCTGTAGGGCTTTGTTGGAACTTTGTTAAAACTTGATTAAAACTTTGTTAAAACTTTGTTAAAACTTGATTAAAACTTGATTCAAACCAGTTTTGTAGACGCCTTACAGAGGTAAATGAAATACAGAGTAAACTGTCTTTTTACATTATGACTAAAAAGACGGTTTGAAAGAATATGTTTAGAGGACGAGGTATTTAAGGAGGAGTACCTCTATCCCAGTAGGTTCGGTTGTTGTTGCGTCCGATGGGGCGGGTGATGGTGGCGAGGGGAAAGACAGTATTTTGAAGTTGTGGGAGAGGACGGTTGACACCATTTTGGTCAAACCAGTTTTCAACCATGTATCCGCGGCCGACCTGGTAGGCGAAGCCGGCTTTCTTGGCGCCACCGCCCTGGTCCTGGTTTGAAGTGGATGTGTAATTACGAGCTTTTTTGGATGCGTTTGATAATCCCATCGGTATCTATAAGTTGGTACAAGATTATTTTTTTGTTCTAAACATTTCGTTTGGCAAAATTGAATAGAGGCTTTCCGTGTCTTTCCTTGTACTTGCATGATTTCCGATAGATTGGCCGCCGTCAAAATAAACGACATTCACCGCGTCGAGCAAAACAACGAAGAAATTTTGGTTTTCGACCCATTCAATCCCGTCAACAAAGAAATCGAAGAATCCGACGTCCGTGCCTTGTTGTCTCGTTTTGGTATCCCTGCGTCCGTCCCTATTGACAACATGGCCCTCTACCGTCGCGCCTTTGTCCACAAATCCTATGTACGCAAACCCGAACTGGAAAACAAGGAACGCGGTGTTGTCATTGCGCCTAAACCCGACGACTGTATGGCATTGAAAAGCAAATCCAATGACCGCCTTGAATTCGTCGGCGACGGCGTTCTCGAATGCATCACCAAATACTACTTGTACGAACGTTTTCCTAAAAACGACGAAGGTTTCATGACCGATACCAAAATCGCACTGGTGAAAAACGATGCGATTGGTCAACTGGCACTCGATATTGGCTTGCATAAATGGTACATTCTTTCGAAAAATGCCGAGCTAAAGAATACGCGTAACAATATCAAAAAGTTGGGAAACCTGTTTGAAGCCTTTTTGGGTGCCATGTTTCTCGATTTCAACAAAGTCTCCGTCGATGACCCCTTGTTCAAAACAGGTTTCCTCGGACCCGGCTTCCAATTGTGTCAAAAATGGTTGGTCCATCTTTTCGAAACCCCCGGACTCGTACCCTGGCATCGCATCATTGAAACCAACGAAAATTACAAGAACCAACTCCAAGTACTCATCCAAAAAGAATTCAAAACCGTACCCCTATACCTCGAACAAGGTGGTACTAATAATACCGTCCTGTCAGAAGGTATTACCACATTTCATATGGGTGTTTATTTGTGTTTGGGAGTTCCTACCCACGTCGCCGAAACAACATGGCAAAAGGCACGACCCATTGAATCGTTTTCCTCTTGGAAACAGGTGCACGAGGATACAGCCCAACAAGGCGGTCGTATCTTGGTTTTGTTGGGGCAAGGAAGCAACAAAATCAAGAAAAGAGCGGAACAAGCAGCCTGCCAAATTGCCTTGGAAAAATGTGTGTCTTTCGTCTAGAAAGAAAAATACATCGGTATTTGAGTACATCGGTATTTGAATATATCGAAATTGTTTAAAATGATTTTGATGTTTTAAAAATCATTTTTAACTATTTTTTATTGATTAAGTATCTTGACAATTGGGTACAGGATTATCATTGCTTCCAGGCACGTAAAAGGTCGACGTTTGACCTTTGTTTTGGTTCATGTAGATGGTTTGGCCATCGGAAAAAGTGTCATTCTGGGTTTGAAGAAAGGTATCGAAGCCATATGCACCATTGAGTTTTTGTGGTGCCATTTTGATATTGCCTTGTTCATCCATGTAAACATCGTACAACGGTTCGTTGGGATTGCAAGCCTTGGTTTTCAGAGGAATATCATTATGGAATTGGTAGGATGTTGTATCATGACATTGAGTTCCTACAATGGCACCGGCTACCGCGAGACCAATGGGTCCATAGGCCGCACCTGCCAAGAGGATGCCTGCTTCCCCTCCTGCCCCTCCACAATTGTTGTTTGTTTCCGAACTTCTAAATCCTGCATCGGCGACCAAACATTGTTCTGTTCCTTTGTTTCTCAAGTTCCAATCGATGTAATCATAGTCCCAATACTGATTCGCATTGGTGGCGTCGCATCTTTTCATGACCACCGTCCCGTTTGAATCTTCCAAACAATACTCTTTGTTGTTGCCAAATTGAATTTGATTGCCCATGGGCACCGCTCCATATGTTTGTCCATATGGCCAAATATTGGTATTCCCCGCTTGCAAAGGCATACAAGAACTTAGTTCAAACTGCATGAGTTTGTGTTTCAAGGGCAATACAAATGCTGTATCAGCATTAATTCTCGTAGTTCCTTTGTTCTCTTCCAATATCTCGTAATCATTCCGAATATTAAAACTTTTATCGTCACTCCCCCCAGTAAACAAAGGATGCAAACTCTTCATGAATTCCGGGTCAAAGGATGGCTTGTTGTTGGCTATTTTGTTAATCAAACTGGATTGCACCATGTAATTGAATTTATGCAAATTTTTTGATAAATCATTGGCATAACCATTCGTCATATCTTGAAAGTAGTGGTCTTCTGTCTTGGACATATTGATGGGCAAGTAATCCAACAATTTTAACGCCGCCTCGTTTTGCATACAACTTTTGGAAGTACAATCTGGAGGCAACAGGGCAGGATTGAAAGAAAGGGTTGGATGTATAGAAACACCCGTACAATCCAAACATACTTCGGGGTTCAACCACGTAGAAGTTGCCGTATTCCAGGAATGATTGATGGCCAAATCAGACGGATTGTCCGGCAAATCATTCAAATTGCCATACTTGTCGACACGATATATGGTGGTCGGATTGGTGACATTGACACGGTTCGTCGTTGTCCTTGTATTTTTGCCTCCTACATGACATTTTATAAATGTTCCCTCGGGATAAATGTCCGTTTTTCCATTCTTGATATGTGGGTCCTTGTATTTGGAAGTCTGATGATAATACGAAGGAACAGAAAAACGGAAATTACCCTTGTCACACGCCGGGTTCAGCGAATGACCCAAATATTCTTGAAACGGCGGTACCGTACCAGAAAAATCAGTCACATCAAAATAACTCGCATTCGCCACATGAATCGTTTGAGGAGTAAACTGTTTGTATCCATTGTAATCCAATATGTTTGTAAATTGTGACAATTTAAGCAAACCATTGTAATCCATAACCATAAAAGTATCTCGTATCAATTGAGTTTCGTCCGGTGTCATTTTCCCAGTCAAACCATTGTTTTGCAACGCCTGCAAATCCAAGTTCTGAAACTGCACAAATGTTCCTTCTACTGGTGGCACCTTGTAAGCCACCATATTCGAACAAATGTCAATCGTGGAATTGCACGACTCACTTGGTGTCGACGTCAAATTACATTGCACATAATGCGCCATATCCTGGTAACCAGGCTGCCACGATTTTGCCACGTCCTCATTTTTATACATTCGCAAATACATGTGATTCGGATTGCTATCCGGCACAATAGCACGATAATAATTCGGAAGCAGCGGATTCGCCGAATTCTTGCACATTACCGTATCCCCATTCTTGAGTTTTTGTCCTTGACACTGAACCACTATGTTCACAGGGTCCGTCACTCCCGGTTGATTCGTAACTCCACCATTCGGAGCCGGCGTACCCGAATTGATTGTACCCCCCGTCGTCAAATCACTCTCTATCCAAGCATCTCGCAACGCCGGTGACAATGAATCCAAACTCTTGTTTTCACATCGAAATGTCGTCTGCCCTGGCCTCACACACGAATAACCTCCCCCCAATGCCGTAAACGTATGCAACCCTTTCAAATTCGAATGATACACCAACCACGACCATAAAAACCCCACCGCACAACTAATACCCACCGCCGTCAACACACTGACCATCGAAAAACATTGGTACGACAACAACCATCCCGCATCCACCAACACCAACAAAGGAAACAAGGCAAGCAACGGCAAATCATTACCCCCCTTGTCAAATTGCATAATCGGATAAGCCAAATAACAAGCCGTATAACAATAAATTAAAATACTTAAAGGCAACTTGGACATAGGTGTGGCTTCCCCTAAAGACAACACATGACAATGGACTTGGTCACCAGCTCGCCCTCGCTTGGGCAAATCAAACAATGACAAACTATTCCCTGTCAGGATTCCCAAAAAACAGGCAAACAACAGGCCCGCAATGTAAATTATACACTTCAAATCTTGTTGGAAAAAAGAAGACAATACAAAAAAAGATACCAACAAAAACGGCCCCATACGAAAAGCAAAATAAAACAAGTTCAGCAAACTAAAATGCATCCATTCCCCTTGTACATACCCTACAGAAAAAACAAGAAACGTTTTTACTCTTACAGAAAAAACAAGAAACGTTTTTACTCTTACAGAAAAAACAAGAAACGTTTTTTCTCTTACAGAAAAAACAAGAAACGTTTTTTCTCTTACAGAAAAAACAATCAAGGCAACAATCGTTCGTATTGTTGTTGCAACTCTTGCAACGTTTTCATGATTTGATTGTACACCGCCTCATTCGGAAATGTGTCTTTTTCTGACTCCACAGCCGATAACGATTTCTTACCATTCGCCACCATCGCCTTACTGAACTTGAACAACGCAGATACCATCTTATCATCCGCCGACAACGACATACTCATCAACTTCTCCACATTCCCCTTGTGAAACACATAATTATCATACACTGTAGCATATACCTCCTGGTTCTTGTCCACCTCCAATTGACTCATCCCCCGCTGCAACACCAAACTCGATTTCTTACACACATCACGTATTGTTGCCACATCCGCCACCCTCTTTTGCAAACCCTCTACACCCTGTAAAGATTCCTTGAATCCACCTTGTAAAGATTCCTTAAAAGGGTTCTGGAAACTCTCTACAGGGGGTTTGGTAATAGGTTCTACTTTGGTGCGCCACCGTTTGACACAAAGATAACGGTTGGGTTCTTTGGACGATATGTCAGCTATGGCCACGGGTGTTGGTTTGTGACACTGATTGTGCTTGGACTCGCTCTGAATACTGCGCATGTCCATTTGGTATACGATTTCGCCCCATGAAAGGCCCACCGTGAGACCGACAAGACCTCCCAGAAGAATGCGAATATAAGAGGCACATTGAAACATGCGAAGCCAAAGGATATCAAACAGAATCAACAGGGGAAAAAAACACAAAAACAAGACATTTTGCGATTGCAATTTTTCTTCGAATATGGGAACAGCAAAATAACAATAAATATAAGTGTACACGGCCAAACTGAGTGGCAGACCTGACAAACGTTCGCCCGAGGGCAATCGAAGGGGTGAGCATACCATATCGGGTGTCAATGATGTTTTTTTGGGGAGGGCAGCGCCGACCACAATGGTGAAGAAGCATGCCATGATGACACCCACAAAGAGAATCAAATTGCTGTAATCTTGATGGAACAATGAAAAAATCATGAAATACGCCACCAACAAAAACGGCCCCAAGCGAAAAGCTAAATAAAAAAGACGGAAAATACTGATGTTGAATGGATTCATATTTGCGTTCTTTCTTGTCTAGTATAACACAAGAAAGAACAAAAATCTTCTTTTATATATATGAACTACAATACAAGGAAACAACATAGAAAAAAACGTTCTATCACCAAAAAAATAGGAGGAAATTGGTTTTTCTCTTTGTTTCAACGCAAATTCGTCATTGGGAAAACATACCTCGTTCGGTTCACAAATGGCGAGGTTGAAACATTTTTAGTCAAACCAATGCAAACCGATACAAACGACCTTGTTCAACTACAAAATACAACAAATGAAAACGATATCCGGGTTGCTTTTAAAAAAATAGTAGACAACAAACATATTCGAAACGCTTCAAAAATTCGGTCTGTCGCCCCTTCAAGACGCGTTTCAACAACAACCCCTTCAAGACCCATTTCAACAACAACCCCTTCAAGACGCGTTTCAACAACAACCCCTTCAAGACCCATTTCAACAACAACCCCTTCAAAAGCCGTTTCGAATCCAGAGGAAGAAAAACCAGAGGAAGAAAAACCCTACGATGGAATGTCTTCTCTTGACAATTGTGATATTTGTTATGAATCTCTTGGAAAAAGTTACGGAAAATGTAATAAATGTAATTGTAAAGTATGCCTACCTTGCAAAAAAAGAATAAAAAATAAAATAGGAGGTAATACTGTTTGCCCCATGTGCAGAAATGGATTATTAAAAAATGAAAAAAATAAATAAATATAATAAAATTACACGACCATAAATCATACTTTTTTTTAAAAATCCTTACATTTTCCCTGTAAGGATTTTTACTACTTATGGCACCAATGGATAGTCATCCGCCGACGATTCCGTCCCCGTTCGACACTGCTCCATAATGACTTTCAACCGGTCACCCTTGAGGATACGTTCCTTTTTCAAAAAATCCGCCCCAATTCGCACACAATTCCGATACTCGTTGACCACACTTTTTGTCAATTCATGTGCAGAATTGATGAGATGAAACACTTCGTCGTCCACCAACTCCTTGTAACGGTCGGACCCCTGTGGATAAATGACAGGACCCCGACCCATACCATAATCCATGACCATACGTTTGGCCAATTGATACGCCTGGTCAAAATCCATGGATGCACCCGTCGTCGTCGATACACCATACAATTCCTCCTCCGCCACCCGCCCCGCCAACAATATCATCAAATGCTCAAACAATGACTCCTTCGTATAAATCGTCGTCGTCGTCCCCTCGAATATTGTCGAACCCGGCGCATTTGGCGACGACAAATTTATCGACACCTTGGTCACCTTGGCATGATGCTTCGACAAAAAACCCACAATCGCATGCCCCATCTCATGCACCGCAATGCGGTCCACCATATCCTCCGTCAACTGATGCTCCGTCGGCTGCCATCCCAACAACATCTTGCTCAAAACCATGTCAATGTCTTCCATCTGCATCTGCGACCTGTTTTGACGCAACGCATACAACATCGCCTCGTTCAACACATTCTCGATTTGCGCCCCCGACAACCCCACAGTCAACTCCACCAAATCCTCCAACCGTATTGCCGCCGCATCGTACGGCTTTCCTCGCAAATGTATACCCAAAATAGCCTCTCTCGTTTTCGCATCCGGCAATCCAATGAAAATACGCTTGTCAATCCGTCCTGGACGTATCAACGCCGGGTCCAACAAGTCCGCACGGTTCGTCGCCCCAATCAAAAAAACACCAGACGATGACACAAACCCATCCAACCCAATCAATAACTCATTCAACGTATTGTCACGCTCCGATGTGGAGCCCTCTCCATCCCCCGAACGCTTTCTCCCTACGGCATCTATCTCGTCAATGAAAACCACACAGGGCCGGTTTTTTCGTGCGAGGTCGAACAATTCTCGCACACGCGAGGAACCGACTCCGATATATTTGTCCTGAAACTCGGAACCACTAACGGGGATAAAGGCGGTTTTGGTGGTTCCGGCGAATCCCTTGGCCAAAAGTGTCTTTCCGTTCCCAGGCGGACCCTCCAAGATAAGACCCTTGGGGATACGAACATTGTATCCTGCATACTTGCTATAATTCAACAAAATATCAATGCATTGACCCATCTCCTCCTTCACCAAATCATACCCACCAATATCAGCAAACGTCACATTGCAATCACGCACCACACTGAAATGTTCCGACTTGTCAGGCTTCTCCTCTGAAGAACGAGTTTGACGCAATGCCCTCATCAATGGTGACTCCCTTCTCTCTTCTCGTTCCCCCTCCCCGTCCCCGTCCCCTTCTTCTCTTTCTTCCTCCTCCCATACTCGACGATTCCTCCTCTTTTGACGACCCCTCGACGACACATTGCGCACATGTATCTTCCACAATGGCTCTATATACAATGTGGGCTCTTCTTCTTCTTCTTCTTCTTCCTCTTCTTTATCTTCTTCTTTTTTTTCTCCAAAAATGTGTATCCCTTTACCTGAAATCATACTTATGTCACGCTCTGTCTGGTTACGATTCAAACGACGCAAATATTCCTCGTAATAAGAACCCCCTTGCCTCTTCAATATCGGCCAATACGAAGTCCCTCTCGTCGGCGTTTGCTGCACCATCGTCACAACACACCGATGCAATCTATTTCCACAAAGAGGTGGACGCAAGTACGGCAACAAACAAAAAAAGACCCACTTCATAGATGTAGTCACTGTTTTCAAATATCTAAACCAGTTTGACTCCGTACGTCAAAAACACTTTTGTGGAAACCCTACAGGGGGTATGTGTTTATTCCGTTAGGTAATGTAAAAAAATTTTTTTGTGTATGTATCACATTCAAACGATTTGTTCCAAATCACAAATGCGCCAGTATTCGGTGCCTCCATGTGGCATAGGTCGTTCCAAAATAAAGGGAATGACTTTTTTTTCCAATTCCATTTCGGCAATGACAAAACTGTCGACCAAATCTGGTGGCACGGTGACGAATGGCTGCGCCCCTTCCTCCAATTGTCGTGCTCTCTCTCCCAAAATTCTTGCTTTTTCGTATTTGGACAGAAATGGCAGCGTTTTGTGCAGTGGGTCTATGATTTCACCATGGATGCTGCGAATCACATGCGCCATTTGCTGAATTTCCTCCATACTTCGAAATTGGAGCTCGGGATGGTACTCTTGCAATACATTGTTTTTCATTTCTTTGCCAATCTTGCGAAACATACCCTCCTTGTCAAAATCCGTTTCTTCCTCGTCTGATGAGGAATACATGTCCTCTTCTCCTTCTTCTTCTTTTTCTCCTTCTCCTCTTGTACCTTCTTCTTCTTTTTCTCCTTCTTCTTTTTCTCCTTGTTCTTCGTTTCCTCTGTAGGAATCTCCCTCTTCCCCCTCCTCGTCGTCGTCTTCTACAATAGCATCACTGCGTCTTCGCAATACCGTCGGCCTCTCCTCTTCATCATCGTCATCAGAATAATTGTTCATAGGTAACAGGATGAGAGAAATAGTTTTATGCTGTTTCGTTTTCAATTTTATGGGGGGTTATGATAGAGAGGAAATTATTCATTGTCGATGAAAAAAAAGGTATCGAAAAGGTCTTTTAAAAAGAGGGGCAAAAGTAGATTGGGTGGTGAAAAAATAGGAGAGGGTTCGTATGGTTGCACGTATACGGAGGAGCCATTACGATGTGTCAACAACAATCGTATCATTGAGGAGTTGATTCAACAGATAAGAAAGGCGGAGCAGTTGCCGGATTTTGATATGGACCCGCATCATTTGGTAAGTAAAATGATTCAGAAAAAGAATGCTTTTCGTGAGACGGTTCAGTTCCAACAGATGTTGAAATTGGACCCCAAGTATGAATTCCATTTGCGTTTGTATGGAGAATGCGAGGTGGATGCGGACGATGCGGAGAATTTGGCACAGATTGAAAAATGTGGAATTGACGATGTGCGTTCGATTCAAACGCGGTTGGGCGATTTCAAATTGAATCAGCAGGACATGCGCAATCGGCAAGAAATCAAGACGTTTTTGACAGACAATTTGATTTTGATGTTGGAAGAAAATGGCGGCCACGATTTGAAAAAATTACAGGAAGAGGACACTTACTCTTCGTGGTCTCTGGTCAAAACAATGCAGTTTTTTGTGGAATGCACACGTATGTTTTATGGTATCGTCATCATGGACAAGAACGAATTCAATCATATGGATATCAAATCAGACAATGTCTTGTACGATAATGACAAGAATCGCCTCAATTTCATCGATTTCGGTTTGTCGGTCAATTACAAGCATTTCTTGGAAAAAATTTCCGGATGGTCCAACGTCTTTCATTACAATACCATTCTTGAAAAATTCATGGTCTCCAACAACGGTGAATACTATCCCAACAAACTCAATACCAAATTCGACCTCGTTGTCCCCAAAAAAGGTACACCTGTCGAATATGTTTTCAATATCGATTCCACCTACTATGTCCAATTCGTCAATTTCATCGACAAAGAAATCAAGAAAATGATTGACCCCTACAGGACTGACCCCACCCTCCAAGACCGACTCAAAAAAGATTATCTCGACATGATTACCGAAATCATCCTCAAAGAAATAGACTACGAAGTCTTTGCCGACCGCGTCATCAGCCATGTCAATATATACCAACTCGGCCTCTTGATGATGTTTCTCCTCAAAAACCTCGAGTCACAAGTACGCGCCTTTGACAAAGGCTTCGGCTCACATCTCTTTGAATCACTCCAAGACCTCTTTTGGAGCATGCTTCGACCCAACGTATTCCAACGCTTCGACTCCTTTGTCAGCCCCACTAAAAATATCTTCAACACCTACCTCAAACGTTTGGTCGAACAAGGACTCATCCACATCGAGACCGACACCAACACAATACAAGAAGGACACACCTTACGCACCCTTCGTGGCCTCGAAATGTCCCTCGCCACTTCACCCCTCCTCATCAACACAACGATAGACCCCATATTGCAATCCCCTATCGAATCCCCTCTTGACCTCTTGAATCTGTCTCAATTGTCCCGTTATCTGAACCCTACAGATGGGGTGGGAGTCATTATTCTATTGCAAGAACTGTTGGATAACGTCGAAGCCATCGAAAAAGAATTGCCCTCCGAACTACGACTTATCCAATCCATCAAACCCATTCTGATGAAATGGACCAACCCCGAAATAAATCGCGAAACACTCCTTCAACAAATCTTGCAACCTCTGCACACTCTCGACAACATTCGCAACCAACGCAAAATCCTCCTCCAACGCTCCCAATACCTTCAAAACAAAAAAACAGAACAACTCACTACCCTCAAAATAGAACGACGTACCCTACTACAACAATCCAAAGATGCCACCGAAATCACACGCAATATTCAACTTTTAGAAAAAGAACTACAAACCTCACTGAACCCTCCTAACCTGACCGACCTTCAAAAAACACAAGAGATTCCCACCATCAATACAAACATCGCAGCCAATACAATACCCAATGCCATACCCAATGCCATACCCAATGCCATACCCAATGCAATACCCAGAATGATTCCTAATGCCGTACCCAGAATGATTCCCAATGCCGTACCCAGAATGATTCCTAATGCTATACCCACGTTTCAACCACTTGCCATGAGAGGAGGTTTCACACACAAACGCAAGAAATTGAATCGAAAAACATTTAGAAAAAGAATCTAGTATAGAAGCAAACCACTATAAAAGTTATGCGCAATCCTTTTTGTTCTTCCTGTGACAACATGATGTATTTGAATATGAAGCAAGCAGCAGGCAAGGGTGCCACCGAAACATTGGAATATTTCTGTCGTTGTTGCAAGAGTGTGGAGCCCATTGAAAACCAAAACATGGTCGTCCCCATCTTAAAGACATCGGTGGAAAACCGTGACACACAATTTCACTTGATAGTCAACGAATACACCAAATTCGACCCCACCTTGCCACGTATCGACAACATTCCCTGCCCTAACCCAGAATGCCCCGTACAAGAACATAAGGAAATCATCTATTTACGCTACGATGACGCCCATCTCAAATACCTCTACGTATGTACCGAATGCGACTTCGTTTGGAGCCGGTAAAAAACAAAGCAAGCAAAAAAACAGATAAAAAACAACAATCCTGCTATTATTTATTTATTTATTGATTTTCATCATCCCTCCTGTAGGATGTTGACAATCTGTTGTAAAAACTTTTGTAAAAACCTGTTTTAAAACGCCTTACAGAGGGTATGTTTTGATTCTCTTTTTTTGATTTTCATTCATTCATTCACCCCTGTAGGGTCTTTTGATTAGATTTAAAAACCTGTTTTAAAAACGCCTTACAGAGGGTATGTTTTTATTTTCATTCATCCCTGTAGGGTCTTTTGAATTGTTTTGAAAAACTTGTTTTAAGGGTAAGGAAAAAGAAACATGGGGCTATAGTAACCGAATGTTATCAAAAATGTGGGAACCCTTGTTTCCTTTGGCGGGGCTGGTCTTATTGGGCACCCTCTTTTTTCTCTTATTACAACCAAAGACGGAAGAAGGATTCAATCCCTCTTCTTCTGTCACATTGGACCCTGGTTTTTTCATGGGTGACCAATTGCCTCTCGAAAAAATATCGGTGCAGGGTCAAAAAGAAGTACAAGGCTTGTCACCGAGTGGCAATCCGATAAGTTTTTACCAAAACGAGCAGGGACAAATTGTCCCCATCGAAGTCCCCGTCGGATTCTATATCGACAACGATGGCAATGTCGTACGCATTCCTCGTGGTGCTGTGCCACTTGGCAACGGAGGTTTTCAACCCATTACTCTGATGACGCAATTCGGGTCCAATATACCCATGTCGACACATCCAGAGGCCAACGATTTGTTGGTGTATAACAAGGACAATTTCAATATTACGTACCATAGCATTGACCCAGCGCAGTATTTTGGACTGAAGGATTTGGTGAAAACGGATGGCTCCATTGATTTTACCAAATTGTATGATTTGTATGCGCCGGTGCAATTGAATAAGCCGCCTTACCAACCTAGTTATGCGGATGCCGTGTTGTTTTCGGAATATGGTCGACAATCGGTGAGTGGTGTCAAATAAGAAAATATTATGGGTTCATAAAATAGTGTTGGTAATAATATATATGGGGAAATTGAAACTCCGATATATTATTTTCGTCTTGGTTTTTATTACGACGGTTTGTTATTTGTATCTCGTAAGAAATGAAAACTTTGAAGTTGTCAATAATATACCGGTGCCCCCTCCAGGCGAATCGGTTGATTTGAAGAAACAAAAGATATATGAATCGGTGAAGGATTTGATAGACCAATGTCCGGAATTGAAAACCGATGGAAACAGTCTTGTTCATCTTATCAATTCCACTTCTGGATTTGGTAGTCAATTCACTATGATTGCGCAAAACATTTACTATTTGCATTCCTTGAATCCGTCTCTCACAATTGTACCCTTGTTTGTGACAAGTTCCGATAATTTCAAATATTTGGAACCGGGTATCGACAATTCTTTTTTCCTCTATTTTCGTATGGTCGGTAATGTACCAAAACAAACGTATAACCACTATTATGTAAACGTGGGTGTTTTGAATGAACTACCTTTTTTTAATGGGGATGTCATTCCACCCATGGAGTCCGATGTAAATCGTCGGTACATAATGCATTTTAGAGAACATTTTGAACCCATATTGAATCCTTCTGTCAAGGAGCATATGAGTCAAATTACCAGGTCGAATCCATTGGTCGGAATACACATTCGAAGTCTGGCTCAAAAATCTGGACACCAACCTGGATATCTTTCCATGTCGTTGGACGACCGTTTGAAAAAAGTAAGTGATTCGTTGGGCAAAGACATTTCCCTCTTTGTCATGACCGATGTCGATGATTATATTGTCAAAGCCAAACAGATTTTCCAATGTCCTGTGTACTACATCGATAATATCGATAGAATCCCTACAGGGGATAAGGACTCTGTTCCTCTTCTCAATTCTGGTTACAAACTAGGGGCCGACATTATGAATGAATGCTACGCCATGAGTCTTTGTGACAAATTATACGTGTCCAACAGCAATATTCCCTTTTTGATAAACATGATTCGTCCAGACATTGAAATGATTGGTTACTAAGATAATACTATCATAATACAAAGAAACAATGATGGGGTCCGTCTTTTTTTTACGCAAAAAAAAAAAGGCTTCCATGCATCTTTCCATCATCGCACCACAGTCAGAATCAACAAAGACAGATTTTACAAAGACAGATTTTACAAAGATAGAATCCAATACTGAACATACTTGTCTGATGGTATCTTCTGCCGGTTTGGAAAAATCGTGCGATTTGCATGACCCCTATCCCGAGAATCGTAATAGGAGTGGGTTCATTGAACACACTCCTTGGCACCAAGTCGAATATGGCACCATTGTCTACATACACAATGATTTCATTCCTTATTTTGTATCTTATATTTTACCCACATTGAATGCACCGATTGTTCTCGTGACAGGGGGAGGTGACCAAACCATATGGCAGGATTTTTTCATGGACGAAGAATCTTTTTGTCACTTTGTAGAACATCCATGTCTGTTGCATTGGTTTGCACAAAACGCCGTTTTGTCGCATCCTAAGTTGACCACAATGCCCATCGGTTTGGCCCTTCATTCAATAAATCACAAAGACGGAAGTACTGTGGACATTTCGACTCCTTCTCGTTTAATGGACATCATGTTGGAGATTCGTGCCGCTGCGAAACCATGGTCCAAACGCATCTGTTGTGCCTATGCGAATTTCCAGTTCCTTACAAATACGCGTTACGCATGGGACCGACACGATGCCATGAAACGTTTGTCCCCTGCATGTGTTTTCTATGAACCTGTCAAAGTAGACCGTTACCAATGCTGTCTGCGTCAGTCTGAATATGCCTTTGTCATTTCGCCTTTTGGCGGTGGGTATGATTGTCATCGTACTTGGGAAGCCTTGGTGCTCGGCTGTATTCCCATCGTACATAGTTCGGGGCTGAATTCGTTGTGGGAAGACTTGCCTGTGTTGGTGATTGATGATTGGTCCGATGTGTCAACCGAATTGTTGCAAAGAACCCTACAGGAGTTTGCGGGGAGGTCATTTCGTTATGAAAAGTTGACGCTGGCGTATTGGGTCGACCAATTTCGAAACAAAAAATTGAAACAAAAGAGTATGTCAAGAATACAATGAATTGAAATAGATGAATAAAGAATTGACAAAACGTATTGAGAATCTACCAGATGATGTAAAAAAATATATCTATCATGCATTTCTGAAGGACGAAATACATTATAGGAAATTTCGACGACTCTTGGAAACCCAACGCAGTCGCACAATGGATATATGTGATATCCGACCTCTTATTCCTAACATTCTTTCCCAACCGGGTGTCGTTCATCTCCTTCGTAAGAATATACCACAATTTGACTACGTCTATACCATGTACAAAATAAAGGGAGACAGGTATGGTATGCGCTCAACATGTATGGCAAAGGGAAATGATTTTGCCTTGGCACTTCTCTATTACTTGGTCTTACAGAATGGGATAGAATAGATTTGACTATACTTGTATGTGTGCATATCATTGAAACAGTTTGGAAAAGGCCTTACAGGGGGGTTTAAAATAGGTGGGTAATACATGAGGAAAAGAAATTGGCTAATACGTACCCTCCTTTTTTTCTTGGTCACTATTCTTGTATATTTTGTTGTTCGACAACATGGTTCTTCCAACGAGGCCATGACCAATGAATCGACGAGTGAATGTCAATGGGACATTGGTTTCATTGTTACACGGCATGTTAATAAACAGGAATCCAACAAGGTATGGATACAATGTGTCAAACAAATTCGCAAATTCTATCCCGACTATCCCATAGTCATTCTGGATGACAATTCCAACCAGGAATTTGTCAGTGTGGACGAAGAGGCGGAAGATTTTATGGACAATGTACACGTTCATTTCGTGGAACCGGAACATTACAAATCGGCGGAATTGCTGCCTTATTATTACAATTATGTCAACAAATGGTTTGATACCATGATTTTCATTCAGGATTCGATATTTATGAACAGTTATTATGATTTTAGGACGGTTGACAAGGTGAAATTTATTGCATATTACGATGAGGAAAAAACTAAATTCAAAAAAATACAACCAGACTACAATGAAAATATAAGGAATATTCTTCTTTTTCTCGACAATCATGAACCACTCATCGAATACAGTGACAAAAATACATGGCAATTGTGCTGGGGTATGATGAGTGTCATTCAATACCCCTTTTTGAAACACATCAATGAAAAATACAATTTCAAAAATTTATTGTACAAAATTAAAAGCCATGATGTTCGAATTTGGTGTGAAAGAGTACTCGGTGTCATTTTTTGCTTTGAAGTACCCTCATTGGAAACAGACCCCTCTGTATTCGGCAATTGTAGTAACATTACAGATGCCGGGTACAACTACAATTCATTCATATCAGGCATCCTTCCAGATTCCTACGATATACCCATACTTAAAGTATCCTTGAATCGATGAAAATAAATACACTCACAGATATATCCTCTATCCCTTTATATATATCTTCTACGTCTATGGAAATAATTCGTACCAGATTCAACGAACTCTGTGCGAAACCGTCGGATATCCATGAACATTTGCCCACCTTGTACCACTATGCGCGTGAATGCGATTCAGTCATTGAAACTGGTGTCCGCGGCTGCGTTTCCTCTTGGTCTTTACTTTATGGTCTCTTGGATTCTGATAGAAAATCGAAAAAACGACTTGTCTTGAATGATATTCAAGAGTGCCATGTGGACACCATCATGGACGCCTCCTCGGCACTTTCTGACAAAATCCATGTGTCTTCTGCCTGGGTATCCAACCTGTTGTTGGAAATCGATGAACCCGTAGACATGGTGTTTATCGATACCTACCATGTCTACGGCCAATTGAAACGCGAACTAGCACATTTTGCCCCTCATACCCAAAAATATTTGGTCATGCACGACACCACCATCGATGGTATCACCAGCGAAAGTGTTCGTAACAAACATGACATCCCATCCAAAATGCTGGAAACCGGCTACTCCGAATACGAAATCACACAGGGATTATGGCAAGCCGTCGAAGAATTCTTGGCCGACCATCCCGAATGGACCCTCTTGGAACGGTACGAAAACAACAATGGACTTACCGTCTTGGCACGTCACTATTGAACTTTTATTTCATTTTCGAACGCGATGTGTCTTGCCTGCACGTCTACTACGATGAGTGCGACGGCGATGAGTTCGACGGCGACGCCCACCCACAATTTTTGCATCTGTAAAAGTATATTTATTAGTTTCATAATGAATATTTGGTTCTTCACTTAATAAATATAAATCAATTATATTATTTCCTAAATCTTTTACACGGTAATTCTTACCTACTGGAAGACCTTTCGGTCCTATGAAAATAAACGATGTAGGACGTGACTCAACGTTTGTAGTTAAGTACTTTAAAAATATCGTTCATTCATTGGATTTTTTTTATCATCAAGTAAATAAACGTAATAATAATATTTATGATTTTTATTTTTTATATCATTAAAAATTCTAGTTCCTGTACCTTTGAACCTATCAGGATTAGTGTTAGTGAAATCTATAAAATATTCTGGTGGAATATTAGTATCGATTCTAGATGATTTTTGAACAGATTCTATAAATGAATCACTTGGACTTGGTAAAAACAATGAATAATGTTCTTGTTGTTCTTGTTGTTCTTGCATTCTTATACATTACACCAATATAAAATCCATATTTGGCGTGAAATCATACAATTTGTCAATCCCCTTTTTTCACCCGGAAACTATCCGCGTCAAAATGCCGCGTCGACACCTCGAAAATCTTGCCCTCTTCCAACGCCTCCAACTGATGCGGCTCACCCCTTTCGTTCGTAATCACATCCCCCACCTCCAACACCTCCCTGTAAGGCATCCCACACTCCGTGTCTATCCAGTGCAACAAAAAACGACCTTGTGCAACATACCATGTCTCTTTTTTCTGTACATGGTAATGCAGCGAGAATTTCTTGCCGGCGTCGAAACAAAGGATTTTGCCGCAGTATTCGTCGTTGTTGACGAAAATGATTTCCTGTCCCCAGCCCTTGGGTACAAATTCTACAGGGAGTTTTTTGGTTAGGGGTGGTGAGAGGGGCAAGGCCTCGTCGACATGGAAAGATTTGTCGTCATAGTAGACGTCGTAATGTGGCTTGCCCATCAAGAGTTGGTTGTAAGGGATGTCCCAGGCTTGCAATTGCGACTCTGTTAGGTCTTTGTGGTCGATGCCCGAAGTTTGTCCACGGGCGGTCCATATGGTGATGTGATGGCCTTGGGCTTTCAAGCTGCGAACATAGTCGATGCGTTCTTGGATAGGTTGGGACTCTGCGTAATGGGAGCCGATGGTGCGACAGAGGGTGTTGTCGAGGTCAAAAAAATAGCGTTTCATGATGCTAATGAATATGGTAATGAAACGCTATTTATGTTTTTTTTATTAAAAATAAAATATACTACAACTGTTTATATGAAAACCAATAACCTGATAGAAAAGAATGTGTTTCAATCTTGGAAAACCAAACAGTTGCATCCTGTTATTCAAGAAAAGGTAGACCGACAGAAAGCAAGAAATCCTGGATATACATTTCATTTGTTTGATGACAATGATATGGATTTGTTTGTAAACACCGTGTATTCAGGTCGTATTGCAGAGGCCTATAATCGATTAAATATTGTCGTGGCCAAAGTAGATTTTTGGAGGTATCTTGTGTTGTATCATTATGGTGGCGTCTATGTCGATATGGATTCTGAAATTGAGTGTTCTTTGGATGACGATTTGTTGCAACCAGGTGACGAAGCCGTATTTTCACAAGAAGGGAATCCAGGTTTTTTTCTTCAATGGGGACTGATTGCAAAAAAGGGCCATCCTGTTTTGAAACGAACCATTGAGGTAGTCACAAACAACATTGAACAAAAAAAAAGTGGTATGATTGAAACAACGGGACCTGGCGCATTTACGAAAGCCTTACAGGAATTGTACGAAGAATTTTATCATCAAAAGATACCCCTGGTAACCATGTCTCGGGATGACAACACATATCAATGTTTGCCCAATTCAAAATTTCGAATTGTGGGAACCGATTTCAATGGTCTTTACATTTTTTTTCTTTTACAAAAGACGACAAAACACTTCTATACCACCCCGAACAACACTGGTTGCACCAAATACAAATCAAACCGTTTTACAAAAAAACTACCAGACAACGCGTGACCATGGTTTCGCAGCATGATAAATGATAAATAAATTTGAATTTGACAATTAAAACATTTCTTATATGTTTCTATAGTAATGGGTCGTATCATTCGGGCGTATAATTCATCTCATTTGGGTGACCAAATATTCAATTGTATTTTGTTTTATAAAATTGCTCCCTATTTGGAACAAAACGACATTCAAATACATTATGCTTGTTATGATAAATATCATGACCAAGTGGCCGAGTTCATCATGACAAACAAAGTCAAATTGCTTCCTTACAGCGACGACATTGAAAAAGAATGTGGTTATCATTTGTGGATGGGTGTCAAAAATGGTTTCCAACATAATATTCACAGTGACAACTTTGAAATTGACACCACCCTTTTAGCTGTACACAACGAATTTCTACAAAAAATCGATATCCCCATTCATTTGGACCCACCTATGATGTATACCGACCCCGATTTGCTCGTCCGTGCAGACCGCTTGCAACGCAACTATGGAAACCGCTACCAAAACGTCGACATACTCATCCTGAATTCTCAACCCATTTCCAATCAACTCGACTACGATGAAAACGCCTGGGCACAATACATTATCAAGATGCAACAACAATACAAAGTCGTTTGTACTACAAATCTACCTAACCAACCTTCCGATGTCGTATGTACGATGGATGACAAGTTGACGGCCAAGGACATTGCTGCATTGTCTACGACAGTGGATTATGTGGTGGGTGTGAATTCCGGTTTGGTGCCAGGTATGTTGAATTCGTACACATTGGAACATGTCAAGAATTTTTATTATTTCGACAAACAAAACAAATATGTCGGTTTTCCAAAATTTCAAAGAAAAATAGAAATAAAAGACTTTGACCTCTTTGCCGGAAAAGAGTTGGAATCTTTTGTCTCCTATAACAACAACAACAACAGCGCAACCACATTTCCTGTGCTTTTTCTTTGTCTACTCATTGTGGTCGGATTCGTTTTGCTCTTGATTTTCATAACAAAATACCGTCCTCTAGTAAAGAGACGACGTCGATAAAATCTATGAAACATATTCTCGTACTGGGCGACGTCATGCTCGATATTCATCACCACACCACATCCACACGCATGTGCCCTGAAGCTTCACATATACCCGTTCTCCACATTGCCAATACACACCTCCTGTTAGGTGGTGCCTCGAACGTCGCCAAAAATCTTTTACAACTCGGCCACCAAGTCCACCTCGTTTCCGTCATCGGTTCAGACTCTTTGGGTAACCATTCAGACCCTATGGGAAACCATTCAGACCCTATGGGAAACGCAGACTCTTTGGGTAACCATTCAGACTCTTTGGGTAACCATTCAGACCCGATGGGAGACGCCCTACAGGTGGAAATGGGTAAGCAAGGGTTTACTCCGGAGTGTGTCCATCTGTTTGTGGACACGAGTCGAAAAACCACGCAAAAATACCGTTTTTTTAGCGATGACAAACTCCTCTTGCGCTACGATGTCGAAGACGTCCATCCTCTTTCAGAAGACATGGAATCCATCATCTGGCTACACATTGAAACCCTGTTGTCATCCCTTAACGCCGTCGTATTGTCCGATTACAACAAAGGCTGTCTCACTGAAACACTCTGTCAACGTGTCATTCACGCATGCCGAGAACGTGATATACCTACCTTTGTTGACCCCAAACCACCGCATTTTACGAAATACAAAGACTGCTTTTGCTTCAAACCCAACCTGTCAGAAGCTTATACCATGACCGGATTGGACAATGTTCAATCCGTTTTGAACTCCCTACAGGAAGGATTGAATTGTGATGTTGTACTCTTGACTTGTGGTGACAAAGGACTGCATTTGCATTCAGGCGAAGGACTGCATTTGACCAAAACATCCACCCTTTCTGTAAGGCCTTTACAGACGGTGTGTATGGTGGATGCCACGGGTTGTGGTGACACGGTGTTGGCTGTGTTTGTGGACCAATGTTTGAAGCATCGGTCCTGGAAAGAATGTGCCGAGGTGGCGAATTATGTGGCGGGTAAATGCGTGCAAAGGGTCGGCAACTACGTTGCCTCCCAGGTCGACGTGGAAGAAGCCAAGGTGGTGCTGTATGGTCTCGTCCAAGAGGCGTCGGCACATTGGGTGAGAACCTTGATGCCTTGTGGGTCGAAACGCCTGGTGTTTACGAATGGTTGTTTTGATTTGGTGCATTCGGCGCATTTGCGATTGCTGCAGTTTGCCAAGAGTTTGGGCGATGTCTTGGTCGTGGCCGTCAATTCGGATGCTTCGGTGCGTCGGCTCAAGGGTCAAACACGGCCCATCCAATCCTGTGAAGAACGATGCCGGCTTTTGTTGTGTCTGGACTGGGTGGATTATGTGGTTGTGATGGAGTCAGACACACCCTTGTCTATATGTGAAATGTTACGACCGGATGTGTTAGTCAAGGGGGGTGATTACAAGGTGGACCAAGTGGTGGGACGGGAATGGGCGGGCCAGGTCGTTTTGTATGATTATCATGAAGGATTGAGTACGACAAATACAGTGGCCAAAATTATGGGTAAAACAATATAAATATATCCCTCTGTAAGACGTTTTGGAAACTGGTTTCACGATGCCCTACAGGGTGGGTTATGAAAATAATATATCCCTCTGTAAGACGTTTTGGAAACTGGTTTCACGATGCCCTACAGGGTGGGTTATGAAAATAATAACGTCTATATGCAAGGAAGGAACAAACTTGTATATGAAGACGATTGTTGTCGCTACTCTATTTTGGATTTTTTTAATGGTATTGTTTGTCATTGTGTATTATGTGTATCATCCATTGGAGAATATGGACAATATAGGAATTGATATTGGTAATTTGATTGCGCTTTATTATTGCAATCTAATCAATGCGATTATTGAGAAACGTGATTTTGATATGTATAAAATGGATGACCATTCGATTCCCGGAAATCAAATGGACAATCACTTGGAAAAGTATGATTTTTTGAAAAATTTGCCTGCTACCATCAAGTACGAAGAGGTTTTGAAGCCGTTTCATGACATATTTGTCAAAGCGGGAGCCCCTATGGTGAAACAGCAGTGTCGACGTTCGTATTACCGCATTGTGAATAAGGAAATTATATTGTTTTTGAAACTGATTCAACCTTTGATGAAACGTTTGATTGATACGGCTTTGAAAAAGACAGAAGAGATAGATTGGGATGTGGTACATGTGGACCATCCTGTCATACATTTTCGTTGTGCCGATACTCCCTTTGACCCGAATCCAGATTACAAATTACGTCGGTTTTCTTATTTCCGCGAAGCATTGCAACAAGTCGAGTCGAGGACAAATAAAAAGTATTCTCGCATCACTATTTTGTCATATACGAAGCATGGTTCCAACGAACAGCAACAAAAGGTGTGTTCGACGTTGGCTGGGTATTTGTCCGATTATTTGCAAAAGGAGTTGGGGTATGAGGTGGAGGTGGTGAGTCATTCGAATGTAGAGGATTTTGCCATAATGTTTTACGCACCGGCTGTCATTTCCACAGGGGGTAGTTTTTCCTTGATGTCGGGATTTTTTGGCGGTGCTGCCTATGTTATGCCTCAGGATTTCGGATTCGACGAAGTCTCAGAACCTTGGTTGCTTCCTGGTCATAATATTGAACACGGGTCAGTGGACTACTATGATACCCAAGCCGTCTTGGCCGAATTACGCAAATAAAATATACTCACAACATTTGTGCGAATATTCTATGTCTCTTGTACTTTATTTGCCCAACGAAATCATCAATCATATTTTGTCGTACCGGCCTCGTCATCCAACAGACCTCATTATGCGGTCCCTTATTGAATATGGATACAAGAATCCACATGAACCCTTTACAGAAAAGTGGGTTGTGCCTGTGGTATCGGATGTGGAAAGTCGTTATTCGTTTCAGCAATGGTTTTTCTTGTACCGGCGGGTTTCTATGTTTCGTTGTCAGCAAAGATGTTGTTTGACGCAGGCACGAATCATAGTGGACGACCATGTATTTCGAAATCTGTCGACATATTATGGATGGAATGGAATATGAAATTTTTATCGTTTGTAAAATTGATTGCCAACCGTTTAAAAAGACATATAGTATCTAATTGTTATAAATCATGGACTTGACGCAATCAAAATTAACCAAGCAAGAATGGATGACGACCGAGGTGCCAGTGTCGGAGCACGAAGCCCATATTTTGCAAATGATTATGCGGGGTTATCAAAACCCTGACATTCATATGAATTTGAATTTGTCCCTGTCAGGTTTCTTGAAAATTCCAGAAGACCAGCGCGCAGCCTTGGAACCACATCTCTTTGACACGTTTTTCCGCCCTTGTGTGGAGGCCTGTCCACTACCCAACAGGAATGTGTCAAAGGACAAACGCGATGAAAAAAAAAATGGTCATAAAAAGGCGCCCCCTATCAAAAAAGCCGATGCCATTCGCATTGAAAACATGCGCGCCAACATTGAGAAAAATCGTGGCCTCCTTTTCGAATTCGTCCTGTTGGGTCTGGTGGAAAGCATTCGCGACTCCTTACAGCAAGGTTCGGCACACTACGCCTTTTGTTTGTACACCTTGATGCAATTACGTGGTGCCTCGATTGAAAATGTCAACCGTCCTGTATTGGATTTCGTGCAGGAATGGATGGTCTATGCCTCGCAGAAAATGCATTTGATGGACATTGTCTTTCATGCAGAAGAATTCATTGAGAAAAACCGTTATTTAGGCAAATATGGCGATTTATCCCTGTTTTCACATCAAAAAGACTTGTTTCGCCTCTTTCGTAACCAAATTCGCGGACCCACATTGGTGCTCTACATAGCCCCCACCGGCACCGGCAAAACCTTGTCGCCCCTTGGCCTTGCCCAAGAGGGCAATGTTGTTCTCTTTGTTTGCTCTGCACGCCATGTCGGTCTAGGGTTGGCTAGGTCTGCCGTCTCCATGCAAAAACGAGTGGCTTTTGCCTATGGTTGTCAATCCGCCGAGGATATTCGTCTCCACAATTTTGCGGCGGTGGACTATGTCGTTTCGAAACGGTCGGGAGCCATTGCCAAAGTCGACAATACCAATGGGTCTCGTGTCGAAATTATGATTTGCGATGTGCGGTCCTACTTGATTGCCATGCGATACATGCTCGAATTCCACCCCGAAGAACAAATCATCTTGTATTGGGACGAGCCAACCATTACCATGGATTATGATGACCATCCCCTGCACGAAACCATTCATCGCAACTGGGTGGAAAATCGTATTAGTCGTGTCGTATTGTCTTGTGCGACCTTGCCGAAAGAGGAAGAATTGCAGACGACGTTGGACCATTTCCGATTGCAGTTTGCGGGTGGAAATGTGGAACCCACAATTTGTTCCATCGTCAGTTATGATTTCAAAAAGTCGATTTCGCTGTTGCAATCAAATGGCAAATGTGTCTTGCCTCATCTGCTGTTTCCTGCCTTTCGCGACCTCTTGGAATGTGTACGACATGTCAAAGAAAACAAAACCCTGTTGCGGTACATGGACGTCGGCGAAATTTCGCGCTTCATTCGCACCGTGGCGACACCCAAACAAGTCGCCGACCACTTTGGCAACGAAATGAAACGAATTACCATGACGTCGTTGAAACTATACTATTTACACCTTTTGGAAGAAGTGGACGAAGACGAATGGCCACAACTTTATACCTTTTTCGTAGAATCCCTACAGGGGAAATTTCATATGGCCGCAGGCCATTCTTCCTATGCCGCAGGCCATTCTTCCTATGCCGGAGGCCATTCTTCTTATGCCTCAGGCCACTCTTCCACCCCCCTTCACAAAGCACGGTCACTTGACTCGATGCACTCAACCCACCCTGTAGGACTTCCTTTGACACGTATGCAAAGTGTAGCTGAACCTCTGGTCAAAAGCGTAGCTGAACCTCTGGTCAAAAGCGTAGCGGAAAAAGGCCAGGCGGAGCCCTTAGCCAGAGGCCAGGCGGAGCCCTTTACCAGAGGCCAGGCGGAGCCCTTTACCAGAGGCCAGGCGGAGCCCTTTGCCGGAGTGAGGTTGACGAGGGAGGATGCGTGGACGTTGACGGATGGTCCTACGATTTACATTGCAGAGAATGTGGAAAACATGGGTTTGTTCTTTTTGAAACAGACGGCTTTGCCAAAATTCGAAACCGAGGAAATCATGCGTAAAATCCAGCAAAACGCGGCTTTGCAGCGTCGTATTGAGGCCTTAGAGAGGGAAATTGAGGACAAAAAAGGCAAAGACGGCGCCAAGGACAAACGCGTCGAACGCGACCATTTTAGCCGCGAAGTCAAAGCCCTGGACGGCGAACTGGCGCGCTTCCAATCCGCCATTGAAACCGTCCGATTACGTCTCGATTATGTACCCAATACCACCGAACACCAAAAACGCTTTCAGAAACAAATGTCCAACGCGTTTGTGCCACACCTTACAGAGGAGGATGTAGTGCGAATCATGACATTGGACGTGGACCAAACCAAAAAAGTTTTGTTGTTGATAGGGATTGGACTCTTTGTCTTGCAGGCGCCTACTGCTTACCTCGAACTCATCAAGGAATTAGCGGCACAACAAAAGTTGTTTCTGATTTTGGCCAGTTCCGACTATATTTACGGAACCAATTATGCATTCTGTCATGGGTTCGTCAGCAAGGATTTGACAGGTATGACGCAGCAAAAAACGATTCAAGCCATGGGACGCATTGGGCGAAATGCAGTGCAACAGGATTATACAGTGCGTTTCCGCAACGACGACTTGATACGTTCGTTATTTCTTCCTGTAGAGGGTGTCAACAAGGAGGCGGAAATGATGTGTCAACTGTTTTGCGCGTGAAAGAGACTCTTTTCGGCTTCTATTGTAAAACATCAATGACCAAAAATTGTGCTTGTGGCAGTGGGGGACTTTGGTTCAAAAAAAAAAGTTTTAAAGGCGGTCGTGGATGCAGTCGTGGTGGCGGTCGTGGATGCAGTCGTGGTGGCGGTTGTGGTCGCAATCGTGGTGGCGGTTGTGGATGCACTGCTGGAAGACTTCCATTTAAAGGAGGAAAGAAACGAATCTCACAAAAAAAGGCATCAAACAAAAAAAGAAGAAAAACATTTCGCGGGGGCCACTTTGAACAACCACCTACCATCGAAACCACATCCTATACCTATCCTTTTAATACCGCCTCCGGCGGCAGCCTGGACCCCTCTTCTCCCATCAATACTGAGTCTACACATCTTTCATAAATATGTTTTTTGCTTTCTGGGTCACATATTTTATTTTACCCTGTAAGGCATTTTTTTACCCTGTAAGGCATTTTTTTACCCTGTAAGGCATTTTTTTACCCTGTAAGGCATTTTTTTAAGAATGATTTAAAAATTGATTTTTAATTTGTCAAAAAGAAGAAGGTATATTACATTTAGGAAACATGTTACAAATTCAGCAATTCTTGAAGCATATTGAATTGAAGCATCGGATTCTGGAGCACCAGGACAAGGCCCTTTGGTTCAAAACGGAGTTGAGTCGTTTCTACGAGGAGGAGGACCCATGCGAAGAGGACCAGTATTTGTATGAACGGTGCGATGCAGTATTGTCGACAATGGTGTCGTTGCAGCACAAGGAGGCGTACGATTTGTGGAAGAACGAAAAGAATGATTTGCTGGAGGAATTGTTGCGCCGGATGTCGAACGAGTTGAAGAAAGTAGTGAATCTAGTTTGTTTGCCCTTGCTTGTGTAATCTAATCTATTTCTTTTTTTATAGTGTGAATATAGTTAGTATGGAAGGAGGTTATTCCGGTTTTGAAAGAGAAAGCCATCAATACTCTTCAGGGATAGAAGAGACTAGTATAAGTAATGCATTCATTGATTTAGAAAAACAAAAGGGAAAATTTGGAAAAAATAATATGTTTGATATGTCTCCTTTTTATTCTGTACAACTTCGAAATGGGGACAGAATATTTTTCAAAAAATATACAAGAAATAATAATCGTTTGAATGCAAACATATTCAAATTAGATGATATCAAATTAGATAAAACTACAAGCGATTACATATATAAATCAGAAAATAAAGATATTCTTTGGGATTGGCAGTTGGATAATGGCAATTGGGTAATAGAACCAACAAGCAACAAACCTCCTTTTCTAAAGGGGGGCAAAAAGAAAACATATCGAAGAAAAAGCAAAAGAAGGAAATAAAAAAAAATAAAAAAGAATGATTTTGAGCACGGTACGAAAATCATTCTTTTTTCTATCTTCATGTACAAATGAAC